ATCTGGGGATCGAGGAGGGCCTCGCAGAACTCGGCCATCATGTCAGGATCAGCATCGAAGCAGTCGATGGTCTTGACGTTGTCCTCGCCCCAGTCGTCGAAGATGTACGAGATGAGCAGGATGTCGAAGTCGGGTGCCTCCACGTAGGCGTAGACGCCCGCCTCGGCCAGGTCCACGGAGCTATAGGTTTCTATATCCACGCCCATAACTCGGTGCATCTGTATGTCCTCCTTAGAAGTCCTCGTCGTCCTCGAAGTCGTCGCCGCCGAAGTCGGACTCGGCAGAAGCACGGGCAGCGCCCAGGCGGTCGTCGTCCTTCAGCTTCTGGATGTTATTCAGGCCGACGCCGACGCCCTTGTTGCCGTTGGTGTTGAAGGGGAAGAAGTTGATGGAGGCGCGGCCCCAGCAGCCGGAGTAGACCTCGTCGGGGTCCAGGATCTCGTTCAGATCCTTGTCCACGATGCCAGGCTTCTGGGTGCTGTTGCAGTTGAGGAAGTACATACCCTCGTACTCAGGAGCCTCATCGGCACGCTCGGCGTCGCCGTCGCGCAGAGGCTGCTTCAGGTTAGCGGGCTTCTTGCCGCCCCACTTGGAGCTGATGCCGTCCTGGACAGCTGCGTCGATGGCTGCCTTGATCTTCTTGATGGTGGCCTTGTCCTCTTTAGGGATCAGCAGGCACACGCTGTACTTGGCATCCTGGCCAGCCTGGAAGGCGCGGCTCTTGAAGATGTTCACATAGCTGAAACGAACTTTTCCGGTGATAACTTTGGTAGTAGACATTTTATAATCCTCCTTAATTAGAACGGCGCGACTTCGTCGTCGCCGGTGGTGAAGTCGGCCTGGGCCGCTTCGGTTGTGTTGATAGCTTCGCGTTTATCAGACTCCGGCACGAGGACCGGCTTGCCTGCGGGTTTGATCAGCAGGTCGCCCAGAGTGGCGGCCAGCTTCTTCTTGCCGACGAGCTTCTCCATCTCGGTGATGCCGTAGAGCTTGCGCTGGTAGAGCATTGCCTCGTCGAAGCCGGCAGCCTTCAGCTTGTCGGCCACCTGGATCTCGTCTGCGTACTTGCGATTGCTGCGGCCTTCGACCAGCTTCCAGCCATCGTAGTGCTCACCGGCCAGGGCCTGCTCCAGAGCGTAGGCGCTGACCTCCTCGGCCCACTTCTTCAGGTGCTCGGCCTTGGCCAGCACTTCGCCGATCTCCTCGCTGGAGAGCAGCGGGGGCTTCTGGAACTCCATCCGGGCCAGATCCAGGTTGAACTCGGCACGCTTGCGGCAGCGAGCCTTCGCCGGGCAGAAGCGGCACCAGTCGCCGGCCACAAAGTAGTCGGAGCCCTCCATGGCCATGATGGCGCGGGGCGCGACTTCCTCCTCGCCCCAGAGCAACAGCTCCTTCAGGATGACGACCTCGCTGTCAACGTGATCGAGGCGGGGCTGGACGACGGTGGTCTTCACGGTGTCGAAGTCGTAGAGATCGCCGAACAGAGAGACGGCGCCCAGGCCGTAGAGGCGGAACTGGGGGTTGTTCTTGGCCTCGACCTTGATACCTTTGCCGTACTTCAGGTCGATGACCTGGATCATGCTGCCGCCGATGATCACGGCGTCGGAAGTGCCAAAGCCTTCCGGGATCCATTGGGAAAGATCGAGGCGCTGCTCGATCATCAGCTCGGCGCCTTCGCCGGCTGCGGCGAACTCCTCCAGGACGGTCTCGACATAGAAGTCGGTGGCCTCATCCATCTCGCCGTTGTAGTAGTCGTCCTGCTGGATCTTGGCCAGGCGCTTCTTGTACTGGGCGTCGGTGATCTCATGCAGGACGTGGCGGAGCTTCAGCTCGGCCAGGCTGTGGGCGACTGTTCCCTCGTCGGCGTAGCTGCTGGAGCCGGGATCCGGACACTGATCAGACAGGGCGACGGATCCGGGGCAGTTGATCCAGCGGTATGCGGCCGATGCGGAGCAGCGGGCGTGCTTAGTCGGCATTGGTTTCCTCCTTTGCTGCTTCCATGAGCTTCGGCAGGTCAGCGAGTGCGACCTCGGTGAGCTTGCCCTTGCCGGTCTGCTCGTTGATGAGTTCCGCCGCACGGTTGTAGCCGCGCTTCTTATTGAGGGCTGCGAGCTGCTTGCGGACGGTGATGCGGAAGTCCTCGGTCACTTCTGTGGGCGCAGCGGGTGCAGCATCGTCAGCAGACTCAGGAGTGGGCTCAGCTTCCGCAGGGGCGGTCTTTTCGACCTTCTTGGTGTTCTTCTTAGGGGCAGGGTCCTCCGGTGCTTTCTGGGGCTCCTGGACGGCCTCAGCGGGTGCAGGAGCGTCCTCTGTTTCCTTGGACGCCTGGGCGAGCAGGTTCGGGGACTCGACGCCCATGTACTGCTTGAACTCGTTCAGGTTTGCAAATTCGACGGTGATCTTCATGCTTTTATTTCCTCCTTGTTTGTGTTATACTGGGACTGTGTTCTATTGGGCTCCGAGGCATTAGCTCCGGGGCTCAATCTTTTTGTGCAGCCATAGGCACCACCTCCTTCACAGTCTCAGGCTCTTCAGCCTCTGCGGTTTCCACGCTTCTCAGGATCGCCCGGTAGGCCGAGCGGGCCAGCATTGTCAGGTCAATGTCTTCCATGCGCTTGTCCTCCTTAGATGGTTTTGATGGTCTGATGACCTATGCAGCCGGTCCCCCCCGCT